CTCTGGGAGTTTAAAGGCGGCGAACTGGCCATTGACGTAGCAGATGATTTACTGCAGACCCAATCAGACGGCAGCATTAAAATGCCGGAACGCGATAAACGCTTGTATCGCGGACACAGTGTTCGTGCGCAGGATCAGTCATTCTATGAAATCTTTGCACCTCAACTGCGAGACGAAAGTCTTGCACGCGGCATGAATACCATGCTCAAGCAGATTGAAATGCAGTGCGGGCTTGCTTATGGAACTCTATCTGATCCACAGGATGTTGCTAAAACCGCAACAGAAATTCAGGCATCAAAGCAGCGCAGTTTCTCTACTGTGCGGGATATTCAGAAGTCCCTGCAAAGTGCTCTTGACGATCTTATTTATTCCATGGATAAACTTGCGACGCTGTATCAATTAGCGCCGCAGGGAAGTTACCAAACTGCCTATGATTGGGATGACAGTATCGTCAACGATCCACAGCAGCGCAAGCAAATGTACTGGCAGTATGTTACTGCTGGAAAATTCCCGTTCTGGCGGTATTTGGTTGAGTTTGAACACTACACCGAAAAGGATGCAAAAGAGATTACGAATGAAGCTGCCAACAGTCTAAGTAATCCGTTTGACTTTAAACAACAGTCTGGTGATAACAATGCTGCCACCTGAATATCTTGAACACGCCGCAGATGATATTGTTGATTTGTACAGTCAGCTTGATCAGCTCATCATACGTGATATTGTGCGGCGCATCATGAAAACCGGGCGCATTACAGATACAGCGGCCTGGCAGATTAATAGAGTGCAGAACTCCGGCCTTCTTTACAATGAGGTAATCGCCGAAGTTTCAAAATTTAGCGGAGCTTCAGAATCACAAGTCCGCGCGTTATTTCAGGACTTTGGAGTGGAAGCGATCAACTATGATCGTACCATTTACATAGCAGCCGGTCTTTCTCCTCCTCCGCTTGCCATGTCACCCGCAGCACAACAGGTTTTGAACGCCGGTCTGGTAAAGACAAGCGGATATCTGCAGAACCTAACGCAGACGACCGCCAGCGGTGCACAGCAAGCTTATATTCATGCCGCAACGATTGCAGAAATGCAGGTTGACAGCGGGGCTTTTGATTATACGACGGCGATTCGCAACGCAGTACGTTCCGCTATTGAAGGCGGTAACTGGATCACTTATCCCACCGGCCATCACGACCGTTTGGATGTTGCAACCCGCCGCGCTGTGATGACCGGCGTTAATCAAACATCGGCACAGGTAAGTCTTGCTTATGCCGATGACATGGGATGCGATCTTGTGGAAACCACGGCGCATATCGGAGCGCGTCCAGAACATCAAATATGGCAAGGCAAAGTTTTTAGCCGTTCCGGAAGTGGTAAATATCCCGACTTTGTTCAAAGCACAGGGTATGGAACTGGTGCCGGTCTTTGCGGCTGGAACTGCCGGCACAACTTTTATCCATATTTTGAAGGAATATCGGAATCTGCCTATCCAAAGCAAAAGCTGGACGAATACAAAAACAAGACCGTCGAATATCAAGGCGTTAAAATGAGCTATTACGATGCTACCCAGCGGCAGCGAGCAATGGAACGTGCTGTTCGTGACAGCAAGCGGCAGGCGGCCGGATATGATGAGGCTGTAAAGTCCGCAAGGGATGAAGCCACTGCAAAAGCCATGAAGCAGGAATTTGACTCTGCGGCGGTAAAACTCAAGCAGCAGGAATCCATCCTGAAAGATTTTACGCAGAAGACAGGACTTGAACGCCAGCGAAACCTGGAACAAGTGGTCGGGTTTAGCCATAGTCAATCCAGTAAGGCCGTTTGGGTCAATAAAAAAGTTGATATTCAGCGGCAAAAGGATATAATAAAAGAGGAGATTCGTACCGCTGGAAACCTTCCCAAGACCGCAAAAATTCATTTAATACCGAAGCCGATTAATACTGGTTCTCTTTCCTTCGATGATAAGCATATTAATTCGCAACGTAAACATGATGTTACAAGGGAACAGGCTATCCAATGGGTACATGATGCTAAAATATCGGTTACGGTGTGGGGCGGGAAATATGAACGCTATTATGGCGTTGATGGAACCACTTATGTTAACGCTCTCGAATCACTAATTCGTACCGCGTATTCTGCGAAACAATATGATGATAATACAAAAGCAATTTTGGAGGTGATTTTGAAAAATGGCTTATAACGGTGATGTGGAATATATACCGGATGAAAACGGGATAGCCGAAAAGGTAAAATGCCCTCTCGTCGATGATTGGATTGAGGATATTGACTGCATGGAAAATCAGGAAGTCATCGAATCAGCTATTCCCGCCAAGTATAAGAGAAAGCCCAATTGGAAGGATATCTGCAAAAAGTGTCCGTTCCGCGATTATTAAACCGCCCGGCATATTGCTCGGCGGTATTTTTATGCCCAATTTTAGAAATAGGCAGCCTTTTTGAAGGCTGCTTTTTTCATACCTTTAATCTTTGGACAATCTGCAGCCCTAATAAAGCAGAGCATGAAAGCAATAATCGAGTGCCAGCGACCACTTAAAACGCCTAGTTATTGCTTTTATGAGGAAAGGACAAATTATGAAAACAGAAGAACTCACGTCTATTGGTTTAACTGACGAACAGGCCTCTCAAGTAATGGTTCTGCATGGAAAAGATATCACGAAACTGCAGAATTCCGTCGGCACACTCACAACTGAGCGTGATAACTACAAAACGCAGCTGGATACTGCCAACGGAAAATTGACCGGTTATGATCCGGAGTGGAAAACGAAGTCCGACACGGCCGCAGAAAACGCTCAAAAACAGGTTGATGCTCTAAAGTTCGACTATGCTTTGAACGATGCGCTAAAATCGGCAAAAGCCAAGGACGTAACCGGAGTAAAAGCACACCTTAAGACAGATGCGCTGAAACTCGACGGTGACACCATTCTCGGGCTCAAAGAGCAGCTTGATAATGTCAAAAATGATTATGGCTTTCTTTTTGAGTCTGACGAAAAACCACCGCAATTTTCAGCACGCACTCCCGGTCCCAATACCGGGACACTCACAGATCACGAAAAAGCAAATGCCGCCCTGCGAGAAGCTCTGGGCGGCGGAAAGGAATAACATATGATTACAAGAGAACAGGCTTCTGCATTAATTCAGGAGCAGCTTACACAGACCATTTTTCAGGACGTTCCAAAACAGTCCTCGGTGCTGCCGCTTATGCGCAAAATGCCGAACATGACCAGCAAACAGACTAAAATTCCAGTTCTCGATATGCTGCCTATGGCATATTGGGTTAATGGAGACAACGGTTTTAAACAGACCAGCATGCAGGCATGGGACAATGTTTACATGACTGCCGCAGAACTGGCTGTCATTGTTCCTATCCCGGAGGCAGTCCTCGACGATTCCAGTTACGACATCATGGGCGAAGTTACCCCACGTGTCAATGAAGCTATGGGACTGCGGATTGATCAGGCAATCGCTTTCGGCATTAACCGTCCGGACGAATGGCAGACCGATATTATCACCCGCGCACGCAATGCTGGGAATAACGTTTCCGGTGGTATTACATACGACACTTTACTCGGAACCGGCGGTCTGATTTCCAAAGTTGAAGATACCGGACATATGGTCAATGGAATTATCGCTTCCGTTAAGACTCGTTCTGCTCTGCGCGGAATCAAAGACACAAATGGACATCCGCTGTTTATGAGCGACATGAAAGCGGCAACTCCTTATACGCTGGATGGCACACCAATTTCTTTCCCCGTAAACGGGAGTTTTGATAATTCCGTTGCACTCATGGTCGCCGGTGACTGGTCTCAGGCTGTTTATGCAATGCGGCAGGACATTACTGTTAAAATTCTCGACCAGGGCGTTATCCAGGATCCTGCCACAAAAGAAATTGTCTACAACCTTGCACAGCAGGACATGATTGCCCTGCGTGTGGTGATGCGTCTCGGCTGGGCTTTGCCAAATTATGCAACCCGTTTGGACAGTGATCGTCTTGCCGTACCGTTCGCTTATATGGAGCCGTCTGCTGCTTTTACTGATCAAAAGGTAACTTTAACGGTTAAGGACAACGCAGGAACGCCTGCCGCTGTTTCCGGTGCAACGGTAGATGTTGATGGTGCGCGTGCAAAGACAGATGACAGCGGTAAAGCTGTGTACAATCTGCGCACCGGCACCTATCCCGTAACAATTAAGAAATCCGGATACCGCACTGTAAGTGATACGATTACAGTCGACAATGTCGCTGTAACGAAGGATATTACTCTACCTGCAAACGCCTAATTTTAAGGAGGATTATACATGTATGCAGATTTTGCTTACTATCAGGGGACCTACCACGGTTCCCTCGTATCGGAAAACGATTGGCCAGTTGTTGAGAGAGAAGCCGAAGGGTACGTTAACCTACTGACTTACTGGCGGTTAAAGTGGAACCATACGGAAGATATCCCAGACGAAGTGAAAATGGCGGTGTGTGCAGTCGCCGATGTTGTACTAAATGAACATGCGGCAGCTAAAAAAGCCACATCCCATGAGGATATCAAATCATACAGCAATGACGGCTACAGCGAAACTTATGAATCCATGCAGATCGTTAAAAGCCAGTATGCGGCTCAGAAAGAGGATGCAGTAAATCTGTACCTCCCGCTTTCCCACCCGTTGCGTTATGCGGGGGTGGACTGATATGCAGATGGCAAATGAAGATATCACGATCTACAACAAATGGTATAACCGTGAAACCCGACTCGACGAATGGATTCGCACACAGATTTCCGGGGCCTCTTGGCATTCTGGTCAAGCCGTGACCGTTGGAGACAAGGGACTGTTTTCCGCAAGCACTTATACCACTCGTATTCCCGTCTCTTCCACCCTCTGCGGGCTTGAATTCATCCTTCCGGAAAATTACTCAGCAAAAGAAAAGCCCTCCCTATCGGGATTCTGGACTATTCAGGGCGGTGATATTGTTGTGAAAGGGCTCGTTAACGATGAAATCAAACGGTCATCCGACATTACACAAAAATACAGCAATGCTTTTGTTGTAACAGGGTGGAAAGATAATCGCCGCGGCCCCATTTCCGCGCAGCACTGGAGGATTGATGGGAAATGAGCAATCCTAATCTGGTCGTATCAACTCCGCGCGGCGAGATTGTTACTGTCACCACAAAGTCGGGAAAAGTTACTGCAAAGTTAACCTGGTCCGCTAACTTTGGGTCCCAAAAAACAAACGACTTTAGCCGCGCACAGAAATTTCTCGACAGTGAGATTCTGCGCACCACCACCCCATTTGTTCCAATACGATCCGGCGCCTTGCGAAAATCCGGACAACTTGGAACTGTTATCGGATCCGGAGAAGTGATTTGGAACGCCCCTTATGCGAGGAAGCAGTATTACAGCACTGCTGCATCCCGCGTTTATGATGCTCAGTGCGGTTCGAAGTGGTTTGAACGATCAAAGATACAGAACAAATCCGCTTGGATAAGAGGCGTCAAAAAGATTGCAGGAGGCGGATAATGACCATCATCGAAAGTCTATACCAATATTTCAAAGCGTGTCCTCTTCTCGGAGACAACAAAATCAACATCGATTATTTGCCGGAAAAGAACCGTGAATATACGATTGATATGATTACCGGGGATCCGATCATTAGAAAGTATATTAGAGGTCCGGCACTTAAACAGTATTTATTTGCCTTTGGTAGCCGGGAAGCTCATGGATCAGATGCCCTGCAGAACCTTGCAAACAGCGGATTTTATGAGCAATTTGCAAAATGGCTGGACACGCAAACCAAAATAAAGAATTTTCCTAGCATGGAATCTCAAAAGCCGATACGAATTGAAGCACAGTCAAGTGGTTATCTGTTCAGTTCAGATACCGAAACGGCGCGCTACCAGATTCAGTGTCGACTTATTTATTATGAAAACTAAAGGAGGAATTATTTTGAAACTTTCCGAATTAATGAAGGACGTTACTCCGAAGACCGATTATGAAGGCTTCGTTGGAAACGATGATTTTGTATTGGCAATCGACACTGCGACATCCGGCACCACAGAAAGTGCAGTGGGAGATTTTTCAGTTGTACAGATCGGAGTCAACAAAGCAGAAGGGTCTGTAGACTCCGAAACGAAGGACAATACCTATATCAGGACTGGTAAAATGACAACCAAAACCGGTGCACAACGCAAATTCTCTGTTGAGGGTGCACGCTATTCAGGAGACGCTTTTCAGGATTTCTGCCTGTCTCACGGGATTCAGTTTGGGCGCGGCACTGCAGTCGTAAGGTCATACGTTTATTTCAACATGCTAACCGGTAAGGGTGAAAAAGGAAAAGTGACCATTATTCCGTCCGATACGCAGACGGGAGATGCCGGCGAAAATGCAACGTTTAAGGTCGAAATGACTTCCACGGAAGCCCCAGCCGAATACGTTTACACGGCTCCTACAGGAGCTTAAAAAATAATTTTATTTGGAGGAATCAACTATGGCAGAGTTTGAAATCAACGGAGTAAAACTAAATTTGGATTTTATGGATGCAGATGACGCGGAAAAAGCTGAAACTGAGATTCTGAATGCAAAATCAATTATGGATAACATAAATGGCGAGGGGATCAAAGACTCAGAAGCAATTCGAACGGTTTGCTCGGTTGTCTCTACTTGCTTCGATAATATTTTTGGGGCCGGAACGGGCGATCAAGTGCTCCTCGGAAAAAAGAACCTAAAAACTGCAATGGATGCAATTCTTGGTCTTATTGAAGAAAGGCAGAAACAAGGAGATCAGTTGATGTCTAAATACAGCCCAAACCGGCTTGAACGCCGTCATCCGTCTAAAAAATGAATATCCTGATTGATGAACTACCTAATGAAGTCAATGGCATCCCAATCCGGACAAACTTCTCCGCCATGGTGCTATT